TGTAGACCATGTGAATAGAGTGTTGGGTATGATGACAGAAGTTGAGATTAATGCTATAGAAACAGGTAAGTTTGCAGAATCACCAGACAAGAAAAAGAAAATCGTAGATGCAGCACAAGAGCTAAAAGCAACTAGATTATTTTACAAAAGTATTGCTGGCAAACCATTCGAAGAACAGTTAGCAATTATGAGAAGATGGATTCTCAAAGAGGTTGGACTAAATGAAGACGGAACAGCAAAACAGTGTGTCATATTTTATGATTATCTAAAATTAATGGATAGTCAGGGTATGAGCCAAGACCTCAAAGAATATCAAGTTCTTGGTTTTATGATGACAAGTTTACATAATTTTGCTGTAAGGTATCAAGTTCCAATTGTCGCATTTATTCAATTAAATAGAGACGGCATTACCAAAGAAAGTACAGATACCGCAAGCGGTTCAGACAGAATTATTTGGTTGTGTAGTAATTTTAGTATTTTTAAGCGTAAGAGTGATGAGGAAATAGCAGAAGATGGACCTAATAACGGTAATAGAAAACTCTTACCACTAGTAAGCCGACATGGAGGAGGATTAGACGATAATGATTACATAAACTGTTATATGAAAGGCTGGTGTGCAAAAATTACAGAAGGTAAAACCAGATTGGAACTACTAAACAATAATAAAACCGATGATGAAGGATTTGTTGTAGATGAAGAATCAGATGACAACTATGAAGAAATACCGTTCAATTGATCAAGCAAAACTAAAAGTATTGTGTGACGATCTATGCGACAACATAGAAAGTTTACTAGATACTTTTGACTTGGATTACAAAACAAACTCCAAAATGATATCTATGAGTTGCCCTATACATGGTGGAGATAATCCGTCTGCTGTAAACATATACCCAGAAGGAGAAACATATAGAGGAAACTGGAAATGCAGAACCCATAACTGTGAACAAGAATTTAAATCTTCAATCATTGGCTTTGTACGAGGCATTATTTCTAATCAAAAATATGGATGGTTGGAACCTGGAGATCCTAGCTGTTCTTTTAATGAGGCGCTGGATTATGTTCAAGCTTTTTTAAATAAAGATTTATCTAGTATAAAAATATCTAAGGTAGAAAAAGAAAAGAAAAACTTTACAAATATTATCAATTATATACATAGTAAAACAGAATCATCAAGTAATAAAATAAACAGATCCCAAATAATAAAGTCTATTCAAATTCCTGCAAACTATTATATTAATAGAAATTATGCTAAAGAAACTCTTATAAAATATGATGTAGGATTATGTAGCAATCCTAATAAACCCATGAATAGTAGGGTTGTGGTGCCAATATATGATAACGACTATAAGTATATGGTTGGCTGTACAGGAAGAAGCATATTTGAAAAATGCGAAGAATGTAGGTGTTATCACGATCCATCTATTGGATGTCCTGCCGACGAAAAGAAATGGCTTTATCCGAAATGGAAACATAGTGCCGAGTTTAAAAGCCAAAATCATTTATATAACTTTTGGTTTGCTAAAGACCATATTTATGAAACTGGCATGGCGGTTATAGTTGAGAGTCCAGGCAACGTATGGAGATTAGAAGAAAACTGTATCCATAATAGCGTAGCAATTTTTGGTTCTTCTTTAAGCGATAGACAGAAAATTTTATTAGACTCGTCTGGAGCTATGACTCTTATAATATTAACAGATTCTGATGATGCTGGCAAAAAAGCTGCTGAACAAATAAAAAAGAAGTGTCAAAACACTTATAGGATATTTATACCAAATATATCAAAAAACGATGTTGGTGATATGACATCAGAAGAAATAGATCAAGAAATTAAACAATATATTCAGAGGATTATATGACAAAAATTATCGCTTTTGCTGGACGTAAGCAATCTGGTAAAACATCTTGCTCGTGGTTTATAGAATCTTTAATTGATCGAGATTTTCAATATACCACTAAATGCAAGATATATAGTTTCGCAGACCCTCTCAAAAGAGATATTTGTATAAACATCCTTGGATTAACAGAAAAACAGTGTTATGGTACAGATGAAGAGAAGAACACGCTGACTAAAATAGCTTGGAAAAGTATGCCCGATTATGATATTAGTTGGACGTGGGATCCTGAATATGATGCAAGTGGATTTATGACCGCAAGACAAGTAATGCAATTTGTTGGCACAAATATTTTTAGGAAAATGAAATATGACGTTTGGTCTGGTGCTACTATCAAAAAAATTCTTGAGGAAAAATATGATGTTGCAATAATTGCCGATTGTAGATTTCCTAACGAAGTAGAAGCGGTACAAAACGCCGGTGGATATGTAATTAAATTGACTAGAAATCCATATAATTCTAGCCACGAAAGCGAAGTAGCCCTAGATACTTTGATGTATGACCAAAACAAATTCGATTTGATAATTGACAATGCTAATCTAACTATAGAAGAACAAAATCAAAAGGTTTTCCAATTCTTAAAAGATAAAGGAATATTACCATTATAATTACATATTTACGCAGTAGTTCTTATGGGACTCACTGTATGTGCGAACAGCAATATTTTTTCGAATATGTTATAGGGTATCGTAGTCCTTCGAATAAAAAAGCGGACAAAGGAACTATTGTTCATAAGGTATTAGAAATTTTAGCCGGTATCAGATTATCTGAACAAAATAATAGTCCCTATTATGAGGATGACATTTTAGGCAAAATTGATATTAATAACTATAATATAGACCATATTACAGAGCTTGTGTACGCCTATTACACATCTCAGTTTAAACACCATGAGTGGATGCCAAAAGATCTAAAAGACGCCCATCTGTGGGTAAATAAGGCTCTCACAGACCACAACGGAATCTTTGATCCACGGTCCAGAAATATAGTACAACCAGAACAACATTTTGATATAGTTATAGACAAACCTTGGGCAGCATATAAATACGAAACCAAAGACGGGATATTAGAAGGTAATCTAGCAATCAAAGGTACAGTAGACCTTATTACGAAAGTAAATGATTGTACGCTAGAGGTAATCGACTGGAAAACTGGTAGAAGATTGGATTGGGCTACTGGTCAGGAAAAAACTCTAGAAAAATTATATAAAGATCCTCAGCTTAAAATATATCATTATGCTTTAAGCAAGTTATATCCAGAATATGATCATATTATTATGTCTATTAATTTTATCAATGATGGTGGCGCTTTTAGCATGTGTTTTGATAAATCTGATCTGGCATCAACAGAAGATTTGATACGAAAAAAATTCGAAGAAATTAAAAAATGCAAAAAACCAAAACTTAGCAAGAGTTGGAAATGTACAAAACTATGCCATTTTGGAAAAAATACTTTTGAAAATCATGATAAAATTTTACCAATCATAGAATACAGAGATGGTCAGATCTGCAATAAGGGTGATTATATGACAATGTGCGAGCAAGTTAAGCACGATATCGAGCTGAATGGCTTAAAAGCTGTGATTGACAAATACACGCCAGAAGGCTATAGTATTGGCAAATACAAAGCACCTGGAAGCACAGAATGAACTATATACCTTTGCATGTACATTCTCATTTTTCTCTATTGGATGGTCTATCAAAGCCTGAGCAAATAGCAGAAAGATGTAAAGAAATAGGCGCCACTGCTTGTGCATTAACAGATCATGGAAATATAGCCGGTGCTGTAAAATTCTATGCTGCTATGAAACAAAGCGGCATAAAACCCATTTTGGGATGTGAATTATATATTTGTGAACAAGATCCAAAAATTCAAGAAAAGACAAACAGAAACTTATCACATTTTATTGTATTAGCAAAAAATTACGATGGATGGAAAGATCTTATAAGAATAGTATCAGAAGCAAATAAAGCTGAACACTATTACCACAAACCAAGATTAGATCTAAAAAATATTAAGCTGTTAAATAGCGGCAATCTACTTGCTATTACTGGACATCTAGGATCAACTCTTTCGAATGCTATATTAGATAATTATAGTCTTAGAGAAAATTGGTTAGAAATTGGAATCGATCACGTAAATGTTTTAAAAGACATCTTTGGTGAAAATATCTTTTTAGAAGCTCAATTAATAGACAAAGAAAATCTACCAGTACAAGAAACTCTAACCAATGCGATTAGAGAAATTGCTCTTAAAACAAATTTAAAAGTGATTTGTACTCCAGATGCTCACTATTGTAATAAAGAAGATGCGAATGACCAAAGAATCCTACTCTGCAATAATTTGAAAACAACATTTCCAGAAATTAGCAGAAAAATTAGTAATGACGAAGATGTTCCTCTTGGTTGTTTTTTTACATCAGAAAATTACCACATTCCATCTCAAGAAGAAATAAAAGAACTTCATAACGAAACAGAAATACTAAATACTCAATATGTTGCTGATTTGGTTGAGGACTATGATATTCTTAGTAAACCCAAATTACCACCATTTGCTTGTCCAAATAATCTTAACCCAGATGAATATTTAAGAGAATTATGTAGAGTTGGTTGGAAACAAAAAATAGCAAATAAAATTGATACCGAAAATCAAAAAGAGTATCTAGATAGAATCAAGTATGAATTAGATGTGTTACAGGGTGCGGGTCTGTCTAGTTACTTTTTAATTGTGCAGGATATCGTTAATTTTGTTAGAGAAAATGGTTGGTTGCCCGGCCCAGGACGAGGTTCTGCTGCTGGTTGTCTAGTGTCTTATTTAATTGGTATTACTAGTATAGATCCCATAAAATACAACCTATTATTTGATAGATTTTATAATGCTGGGAGGAATTCAGGAAATCGTATTAGTATGCCAGATATTGATGTTGATGTGCCAATTGATAAAAGAGAAGATATTATCAATTACATTAAAAACAAATATGGACATAATAAGGTCTCTCAAATGATTACATTTAACACAATCAAAGGTAGAGGCGCTCTAAAAGATGTTTTAAGGGTATATGGTAACATTGGTTTCGAAGAAATGAACAAAATTACTAAGAATATACCAGATGAAGCCAAAATTGCTGACGAACTACAAGAAATGAAAGAAGAAACTGGCGAATCTTCAATTATACGATGGGCATTAGAAAATAATGTTGACAAACTCAGAGAATGGTGCTATATTGATAATGATGGCGAACTACAAGGACCGCTGGCAAAAAGATTTGAACAAGCTATTCGGTTAGAAGGAACAAAATCAAATCAATCAAAACACGCTGCTGGTATCGCAATTAGTTCAGAGCCTTTAAATGAAATATGTCCGATGATATACGATACAAAAAATAATGAACTTATTGCCGGCATGGAGATGCAAGACTTAGAAAGTATTGGAATTATTAAGTTCGATATTCTTGGGGTAGCAATGTTAGATAAAATTATGACAATCAAAATGCTTTTATCACAAGGAGTAAAGTAAAATGAATAAGCAATTTAAAGAATTAAACGATGGAGAAGTATTTAAGTTTAATGGTAACGAATTCAAAAAGATTAAACTTATAAAAGTTAGTTGCTGTAAATCGTATAATGCAGAATCTAATTCCAATGCTGATCAAAAAATTTTCGTGAAACCAGACGAGCAAGTAGAAGTTAATGATTAATTATAACAAAATTTGTGTTTTCGACTTTGAGACCGACGGATCTGACCCAAAAGAATGTAGTCCAGTACAAATTGCTGCGATTATGGTTGATCCTATAAATCTTGACATTATTCCTAACTCCGAGTTTAACATTAATTTTAAACCAGAAGTATTAGAATCAGATGATAAATATCAGTATACAACAGATATTTTAGATTTTCACTCTAAGGTTAAGGGATGTTCTAAAGATGACGTCTTAAATGAGTGGCGTAATTATCCAAAACAACAACAATCATGGAATATGTTTGTTAATTATTTAGATAAGTATCACTCTCGCTCGTCTAAAAAAAGCCAATTTAGCGCACCTATTGCGGCTGGCTATAATATTAATAGATTCGATCTAAAAATTATAGATAGACTGAGCCAAAAATATGGGAATGTTAATAAAGAAAAAACATCAAACCTATTCTATCCAAGAGATGTGGTCGATGTGATGAATTTAGTATTCTATTGGTTTGAAAGCAATCCAGACTTAAAAAGTTACACTATGGACTCTTTAAGAGAATATTTCGGCATCGATAAAACTGGTGCTCATGATGCTATCAAAGACGTAAAAGATACGGCTGATATAATGATAAGATTCATGAAGCTACATAGAAATTTATCATCTAAAGTTAAGTTTAAAAATTCATTTAAGATATGACTAAGCATTTTAAATATAGTTGCGGTTGTTCATTTCCTCTCACTGACAAAGAAAAGCTTGGAGTAGATTTTGATTGCTCTATAGAAAATCTTAATCTAGAGTGTCCTAAAACATGGGAACTAATTAGTGACGGTAACACAAAGGGAATTTTTCAATTAGAATCTAGATTGGGTAAGTCTATAGCTAAAAAATTAAAACCAGAAAATATAGAGCAACTATCCGCATTGATTGCTATTCTTCGACCAGGAACGCTTGAGGCTATCAGAAATGGCAAAAGTGTTACTAATCACTATATAGACAAAAAGAATGGCCAAGAATCTTTGGATTACTTTCATCCATCATTAGAGCCAATTCTCAAAACAACATATGGAGAAATGATCTATCAAGAGCAAGCTATGGAAATAGCTAAAAATATAGCAGGATTTAATTTGCAAGAAGCAGATATGTTAAGAAAAGCTATCGGTAAGAAAAAGCCAGAAGAAATGGCAAAAATCAAAACAAAATTTCTAGAGGGTGCTAACAAAACAAAAATAGTAACAGAAAAAGAGGCGGAAGAAATATTCGGATGGATCGAAAAGAGTCAAAGATATTCTTTTAATAAATCTCATAGTGTAAGCTATGCTATTAACGCATATCTATCTGCTTATACAAAAGCCCACTTTTCAAAAATGTTTTTTGCATCGTATTTAAGATTTGCAAAAGATAAAATTAAGCCGCAAGAAGAAATTAAGGCATTGGTGCAAAATGCTAATGAGATGGATATTGTTATCAGAATCCCAGACATTAGACTTTTAAATCAACACTTTATTCTGCATAATGGTCAGATATATTTTGGCTTAACAGATATTAAGGGGGTTGGTGAATCTGTATTTAAAAAGCTAGAGAAATTATGCGTTAATATAGATACCATGTCTTGGATAGAAATCTTAACCAAGATTTTACCTAATATAAATTCTACAGCAGCTAAATCGTTAATTGAAAGTGGTGCGTTTTCGTTTATCAAGAAGACTAGAAACACAATGTTATTCGAATTAAATATTGTGTCTCAACTCACTAAAAAAGAACTAGAATTTTTAACACAACATTTGCAATCCGATGAAAATTGTTTAAAAACATATCTTGTAGAATTATTAAACAAACACAAATTGAATAAAAATAGACAAAAGATTATCGGAGATCTTATTAATCTTATTAACAATCCTCCGTATTCACTAGAAGATAGTCCTGAATGGATAGCGGATATAGAAGACATGAATTTAGGGTGTTCTATTACGTGTTCTAAAGTAGATATGTATGACATTAGCATGACAAACATAACTTGTAAAGATTTGAAAAACACTATTATTACAGAAAATCTTATTTTGGTTGGAGAGATAGATTACTTAAGTGTGACGAAAACAAAGACAGGACAAAATCCAGGCCAAGAAATGGCTTTTGTAACACTATCCGACGGAACAGGAGTGACTGATTCTGTGGTATTCTTTCCAGAAAGATATAAAGAATACAAGAATATCCTTTTTTCTGGCAATGTAATAATAGTAAAAGGCAAAAAAACAAAAAACAGAGATGGTCTTATAGTAGAAAAAGCGTATATTCCAAAAACTTGACTATGGCCACGTCTGTGTTATAATACATTATTGGTTGATTTGGTTTATTTTAACAAAGGAGAACTTTATGAATCTTGTAATTTTGAGAGGCAATCTAGCTCGCGATCCAGAACTAAGGACAGTGGGCGAAAAGCAGGTTTCGGTTGTTAATTTTACTGTTGCTACATCTCGTGAGTTTACGAAGGCAAATGGCACACAGGATAAGGTAACATCATTTATTCAGTGCGAAGCATGGGATAGCGGAGCCGAAACAATTGCATCAACCTTAAAGAAGGGCGACCTAGTAATGGTTGAGGGTTCTTTGAGAAATGACAGCTGGGAAAAGGATGGCGTAAAGCATAATACGTTAAAGGTTCGTGTTAATAATTTTGCTAAGATTGCTAAGAATAAGAGGACTGAAAAGAACGCTGAAGAACCAGCCGTTGCTTTCTGACAAAAAGAATAATGGTAGTCTCTAGTGTCATATGATGCTAGAGACTATTGTTATTCCAATCTATTAGATACAATGAAAAAAAGAATTTTTTTAGTTAATGACGCAAGCTTTCTTAATACCGGATACTCTATTTATGGTAGAGAAATCCTAAAAAGATTTCATAACAATCCAAATTTTGAAGTCGCGGAACTTGGTTGTTATTGTGATATTTCTAATGATCAAATAAAGAATATTCCGTGGAAATTCTATCCTAACGGGGTCTCAGGTTCTGATTCTAGATTAGCGGAATATAAGAGTAGTAATCTGAACAAGTTCGGCCAATGGAGATTCAATAGATGTTTAGCGGATTTTAAACCGCACATAGTTTTTGATATCAGAGACTATTGGATGTTCGCATACCAAGAGAATAGCCCATATAAAAAATACTTCAACTGGGTTGTTATGCCGGCAACAGATTCGGCCCCGCCGAAAAATGAATGGCTTTATACATACAGCAATGCGGACGTGGTTATTCCATATACAGATTGGGCTAAAAGCGTTTTGTCAACCTATGGCGGTAAAAATATAAATCTATTTCCTAAAATTGCTAATGCTGGTATAAATCCAGATGAGTTTTATCCAGTAGATGATAAAACTTCACACAAGGTTAAGTTTTTTGGCAAAGATGTTAGTATCGTTGGAACAGTAATGCGTAATCAAAAACGCAAACTATTTCCAGATATGATGTTGGCATATAAAAAATATTTAGATAAAATTCAAACATCGAACCCAGAACTGTATAATAAGAGCTATTTATATTTACACACATCGTATCCAGAAGATGCTGGGTGGGATCTTCCTAGTCTATTATTGGAATATGGTTTATTAGACAAAACATATTTTACATATATTTGTAGACAGTGTAAAGATTTTTTCCCATCAAAATTTCAAACCCCAATTAAGGAATGTCCATATTGTCAAAAGGGGGTCGCTACTATATCCAATCCTTCTGTTGGCGTAAATACAGAGCAATTAAATAAGATATATAACTTTTTTGATATTTTTGTACAATATGCAATCTGTGAAGGTTTCGGTATGCCTCAAGTGGAGGCTGCTGCTTGTGGAATTCCTATAGCTTCTGTTGACTATAGTGCTATGACCGAAGTGGTAGAGAAGTTAGATGGATATAAAATTCCAGTAAACAGAGTTTTTAGAGAACTAGAAACTAATGCCGATAGAGTATATCCAGATAATGATTTTACTACAAAATTATTTTATGATTTTTTTGTGAATACTTCAGACGATACAAAATTAGAAAAGAGCAAAAATACTAGAGAAAAATGTATCTCATATTATACCTGGGACAATGTTTATGCTGTGTGGGAAGAATGCTTTAACAATATTGATGTTAATTCCAAACAATCCTGGTTAACAGCACCAACAGAGCATATTAGTCACAAAAATAATAAAGTTCCCAAGAATTTAACAAACACAGAATTTGTTGAATTTATATGTCATAATATTATTAATGAGCCAGACATATTAAATACCGCAATAGTTCAGTGTTTAATTAGAGATTTAACAAATGGAATTATAGTAAAAGAAGGCAGCATAATGCCAATAGACAGAAACCAAGCAATACAAGTCTTGGAAGGATATCTTAATAACAAAATTAGTTGTGAAAAAATGAGAACACAACCTTCAGCGATAACAAAAGAGGATTTCATAAAATGAACGAACAAAAAATATCTGCTGTACATACGCCTTGTAAAAAATGTGTTTTTGCTGAATATACAGATAAAACTCAAACAGATTGTCATCTTGATTATATTAATAAGTATATAAAAAATGACGTAAAAATATTTGAAGCATATGATGAGGAGAAAGAATTTTTCATTATAGATGGTAAAAAATGCATAGGGTATAGGGAAAATAAGTGGTTTGAGAAAAGAAATTTAGGAGATGTCTCTATCCAAGACAAAATTGCAAACTATAAAGCATCAAATTATGCTCATTATGTAGCTGTAATAAATCTAAAAGATTTAGATCTAAAACAATTGGAAAAGATCTGTCATAACATCAAAGCTTGCCAAATTAAACCACAAAAAATTGTGCTAATTAGACATCTAGATGAAAACAAAGGATTCCATTACAAAGATATAGAAAATATTTTTATTGCTATAGACATAGATTATCCGTGGCGAATCCAAACTATGTTGGATGAAGAACTTCCATACGAATATGTTTTGTATGACATTATTAAGAATAATAAAAGTTGTAGATTTTTATTAAGTATTGCGGAGGATAGTGATATCCTAGATAAATTGGTTTGTGATACAAATAAACGAGTATATGAGGAATTAGATAATTTTTGTGCTTGTGGTAACTCTTCAAAGAAAATAGTTTTCTATAGTTCTACCGTTTATCGCTATGCATTTGAAACTGGTAAAGATATTCTTAATGACACTGAACTTTATACAGTAGTATGAATATAATTATTCTGGGTGATAAATTTCAAAAAAGAATGAAATCAAAAGGCTGTGTTGGTCTTTTTAAATCTGGTAATGATTATCTAATAATAAAACAATATAAAGTACTTAAGAAAATATTTCCAAAAGCAAAAATTATATATGTGCATGGTTTCGAACACAAGAAACTATTAATTGCGTTAGATGAATATCCAGAAATTAAACAAGATATTGAGCTTGTATATAATCCAGACTATGATTTATACAATTATGGAGCAAGCTTACATCTTGTGAGAGAATATCTGAATGACGACGTTATAATAATGTTTGGGGATGCTATAATTGATAAAAGTCTATTTGTGAAATTTGATTTGAAACAAAAGACATCTCAGATTATAATAAATAACCAGTCAAACAATAAATTGGGTTGTGTTGTAAATCAACTAAAAATAGAGAATATATTCTACGACTTGGATAACAGAATCGAAGAAATATATTTACTTTGCAAGCAAGACGCTATGATACTGATTAATTTTTTGAACAGTAAAAGTCAAGCGATAAAGAATATGTTTATCTTTGAAATAATAAATAAATTAATAGATATGCAGGTAAATATTAAACATCAAATTACTAGAACAAAAAGAAAAAATGTTATCTAAAACAATCGCAATTTTTATTAACAGTAATGATTCGATACAGCATATAGATCTACTATATGATTTTTTTCACAAAGATTACGATGATTTTGTTATTATCGCTGATAACAATGACAAAATAGATACTTCATATGCGGTAATACCTTCTATTTATCTAAAGTTTTTCCAAGGATCCACTGTGTTTCTGTCTGCTCAATCATATTTGGAAAAAACCAATATTCTATCTAATAATATATACATTACAACCTCTATAGAAGAGATTTTAAATAACAACATACCGAAACATAGGCTGTCTGGACTAAATATTATTACTATACAAAATAACAACAAGATAGAGGTTATAAAATATGAAAAACTATAATAAATTATCAGACACTCAAAAAAAAGATCTATTAATACAAAAGTATGAACTTGATAAAAAAA